TCGTGTGCGCCATGTATGACAACAGCAACCGCGTCACCGGTGGTGAATGTCCAAACGATGGCCGAGTCTGTACCAACAATGGTGGCCGACCGGGCCGCGTATGGGAAACCCAAGGTATCGGCACTAGCCGCACAGCCTCTAGCATTCAGGGTGGCTACCGTGAGTGGGTCATCCCTAACTCAGGTGGCCTACGTGTTCAGGACGTGATGCGCTCATGTGGCCCTAACATCCACGATCTGCATTGCCGTGATCGGTTTCGCATGGAGCTAACGAGAACCAGCGTCCACCTGTACTCAAACGGCTACCCTATCCTGCTGATCGATGGCCTGTACGCGGTGAACCCTGCAACGGGTGCTGACAACAGGATCCCGCAAGAGTGGCTCAATAATGGCGCACGGTTCTACATGACTAGCTGGATCAACTCGGGCCAGCACACACCACTCAGATGGCACTGGAACAACGTTGCCGTAAACCCACCATACCCTGCCTCAGCATCGCACTCAGACTCATGGTGCCTGGGCACCAACTGGCAGAACGCCAACGGCACAATCTCGCCAAACACCTGCCCACACGCTCACGTTCAGTCATGCCCCGAGCTTCAAGCACCGAATACTACTTGCGCCGGTGCAACCTCAACACCCGTTCCGGCAACCAGCACACCGATTCCATCTACAGCTACACCAATTCCGGCCACATCTACACCAACCGCTCAGTCAACCAACACACCTGACCCAACCGCTACAGCTACAAGCACGCCAGTGCCAGCTACGTGTGAGGCTCTCGTCAGACTCAATGGCGTTGAGCAATGGATCCCCAAGCCCGTAGAGTTCTGTCAAGCTGGCTGATACACACAAGGTGTACCCATGAAAGGCATGCCCGCCAAGGTTGACCTGAGCAGAGATCAGAAGGCGCTTGAGATGCGCCGGGCAGGCAAGGACTACGATTCTATCGCTAAGGCTCTCGAATACTTCGATAGAAGTCATGCCCGTAAGGTCATCATGCGCTTGCTCAAGGCCGATAGGGAAAAGCTCGCTGAAACAGCCGATGAGGTCAGAGAGCTTGAGCTACAGCGCATCGACAAGATGTTTGAGGTTGCTTACGCCAAGGCGCTCGATGGGCACCTACTGAGCATTGACCGCGCACTCAGGCTCATGGAACGCCGTGCCAGCATGCTTGGCCTTGACGCACCAAAACGCCAGGAGATATCTGGCCCTGACGGTAGCCCAATCGAGATAGACGAGCGTATTACACTTACCGAGCAGGAACGTGACAACCGCATCCTTACCATCCTTGACGCAGCCAGAGAAAGAGCTAATCTTGCTGCTCTCCCAGCCGGACCCGATATGGCTTCCCCAAACGGGACCACAGACGGAGGCATGGCTGAGTGAGGCAGACGAGTTGTACTTTGGTGGTCAGGCCGGTGGTGGTAAGTCAGACCTACTCTTAGGGCTCTCCCTCACCGCTCAGAAACGCTCAATCATCTTCAGGCGTACCTACACTCAGCTACGTGGTGGTGAGGGCCTGCTGCAACGCACAAGCAACATCGTAGGCCAATACGGCAGGTTCGTAGGCCGGCTCAACGGCTGGCGGCTGCACAATGGGCGCACCATAGAGTTTGGTGCAGTCGAGACAATCGCTGACCTATCCAAGTGGCGAGGCCGAGCCCATGACTTCAAGGGCTTCGATGAACTACCTGAGTTTCTAGAGGCTCAGTATCTTTTCCTCATAGGTTGGCTACGTTCAACAGATCCACACCAGAGAACAAGAGTAGTAGGTGCAGGTAACCCACCATTGAGTGACGAAGGCGAATGGGTAATCAGACGCTGGGCACCCTGGCTCGATTCACAGCACAACAATCCCGCTAGACCAGGAGAGCTACGCTGGTTTGCCCGTATCGAAGACAAGGACGTTGAGGTAGAGGACTATCAGCCGTTTGAGCACAATGGCGAGATAATCAGGCCCCGCTCAAGAACATTTATCCCGGCTAGCCTCAAGCAAAACCAGTTTCTAGCCAGCACAGACTACGGCTCAGTGCTTCAGGGCCTGCCCGAGCCGATGCGCTCGCAGCTACTATTCGGAGACTTCTCTGTAGGACGCAGGGACGATCCCTGGCAAGTCATACCCTCAGCATGGGTAGACGCAGCCATGAGGCGATGGCGATCCACACCGAAGCCCGATGGGCCTGCTACGTGCTCAGGGCTTGACGTGGCTCGCGGTGGTGCTGCCAAAACAGCCCTGGCTCAGCGTTGGGGCAACTGGTTCGCTGAGGTCAAACGTTGGGATGGTCAGGACACACCTGACGGAACCCAAGGCCGAAACATCGTCACTGAGGCAGCAACCCGTGGCGGCATCATCAACGTTGACGTAATCGGGCCAGGTGCAGCCGTGGTGGATCTCTGCCGTGAGGTTGACCTACCGGTAGTCCCGGTGAATTTCGGAGCAGGCACCAAGCGGCATGACAGGACAAATCTACTGAGGTTCGTAAACGTTCGAGCCTTTGCCTACTGGTCAATGCGCGAAGCCTTGGACCCCGAGAATGGTGACGAGGTCTGCCTGCCACCAGACAATGAGCTACGTTCCGACCTGTGTGCGGCTCGCTGGATGATGAGAATGCACGGCATCCAGATCGAAAGCAAAGACGATATCATCGAGCGCCTGGGCCGAAGCCCGGACGCCGGTGATGCCGTGGTTATGGCAGCGATGCCACCGCTAACTATGGGCGTTCAGGTTTTGTAACGCACGGCTCGCATCTGAGGTCTAGGATTCCATCTACTCGGACCTGAATGACGATCTCGCCGGCCTTGAGCTTCCGGGTCGCACTCGCCACAGTAGGCTACGACGCCAACGGTCTGCTTGCTGACGATCTCCATTAGAAAACCTCAACCTCACCGTCGCTAGCCGCTGCCAGGACGTTACCGGCATCGTCACGAACGAAAAGAGTAACCTCAGGATCGGCCTGAGCCCGAGCCATAACGAAACGAACCGCCTCTACTACCGAAAGGCCCGTTGCGTAAACTCGAACCCCGCGAACCTCTTTTACCAGAACCGTTGTGCTTGCCATGTAGTCACCTTACACCCGTGGTGTACCACTGTCAAGCACCAATTTACCGACGCCGGGAGGATGAGCGTTGCCTGAGTCTCGTTGGTCTGCTGCGCTGACTAAGGTTGGTCAGGCGTTCACACACCCGGTTGCCCGTAGGCAAGAGCAGAAGTTTACGCCTGCCGATCCTACGGTCCACTGGCAGTACATCAACCATCTGGTCTACACAGCCGGCACTACGCTGCCTCAGCATGCTCAGGGTGACTACAACTCAGCGGTATTTGCCTGCTTGAGGGCACTCGCCAACGCATCCATTGAGGCACCGCTGCGGGTTTATCAGAAGACCGATGCTGGCGAGCTAGAGCCGGTTGAGAATTCCCCGATTCAGGACTTGCTCGATGAGCCGCATCCCGAGCTAGATATGCTTGAAATCCGCTGGTGGCTGGCCTGGGCACGGCACGCCGATGGCAATGCGTATCTGCTCAAAGTTCGCAATGGCGTAGGCGCGGTGATCGAGCTTTGGCCCGTGAGCCCGCTAGTGATGAGCCCGCATACCGAGCGAGGGTCCAACAATTTCATTGACTGGTACGAGATGGATCGGTCCGATGGCCGGGGCAAGCAGCAGATCCCGGTTGAGGACGTTATGCACTTCAAGGTCGGGGTTGACCCGCTCGATGTACGCAAGGGTATTGCGCCACTCAAGCGACTGCTCCGTGAGATTGCATCTGACGCCGAGGCAACCAAGTATCAAGACGCCATCCTGAGAAACTTTGGCATCCCCGGTCTGGTTGCGAGCTTGCCTGCTGAGACAATGTTGAGCCCGAAGCAGTTGGAAGAGATCAAGCATGACCTTGAGCGCAAGTTCGGGGGTGAGAACCGGGGCAGCGTTGCGGTCATGACCGGTGGCGCGAAGATGGAGCAATTTGGTTTCTCGCCACAGCAGATGACGCTTGAGGCGTTACACGATGTACCCGAGACTAGGATTGCAGCGGTGATGGGCGTTCCGCCGGCTGTTGCAGGGCTAGGTGTTGGGCTTGACCAGACAACTAACTTTGCGAGCTTGAGGCAGGTATCGGAAAACTTTATCGAGGTAACGATTGCGCCCATCTGGAAGCTCGATGAGAGCAAGTGGACTCGGAAGCTCGCCAGGGAGTTTTCGAGCGATAAGCGCATCCAGATCAAGCATGACCTTGGCGAGGTCAGATCGTTACAGGAAGACGAGAACGCCAAGGCTGATCGGATCTCGAAGCTCTTTAGCTCAGGTGTGATCACCCGGGAGATTGCACTGACTGAGCTTGGCTACGA